CGCTGGTAATTTCACCACGCGACCTAGCAATAGCATTCTCCAACGCCGCCAACTCCTCAGCCCTAAGACCAGCAACCTCAGCCATCTGCGGGTCATAAACATTAGCCAACCCAGCCAACTGCTGACCATACGCGCCCCTAGTTTCAGTCTCCAAACCTGTCAACGCATCAAGAATGTTCCGACCAGTGCGACGGTCCTCGGCAGCCTTTTTGGCTGCTGCACTCGCAGCACTAGAACCAGACTTTGACGAATCCTTCTTGTCGTCACCAGACTTAGCCGCTTCAGCCTGAGCCTTGCGCATGCGATTCTGGTCAGCCTTTGACATCGTTCGCATCTTGTCAAAACGCTCCTGATTCAAAGCAAACTCGGCATCACGCAACGCCTGTTCACCCTCTGTTTCACGAACAAGTCTCCCAGACTTGGCATCATAAACAATAGCCATAATTAAGCCCCGTATTCCCTAAGTGCCCTAGCGGCATTTATAATGTCCTGCTGCTTGCGCAAATTCAACTCCGCAATAGTGGCATCAACCTCGGCTTGGTCCTGCGCCTCCTGCATAGCAATCTGGTTCAGTTCGTCCTGAATAGACTGCTGTTCCAGCCCCAGCGTCTGCTGAAGGTCAGCCGCATAACGCTCCAAGCCCTTGCGCTGGATACCAGACCGCACCGACGGACCAGCCAAACCACGCTTGCCATACGACTCTATGACTGGTCTGTAGCCCTCTATGCCTTGACGGCGAATGTCCGCTATGCGGCGGGCACCGCGCTGTTGCCCAAGAAATGCCGACTGTTGACGGGCAATGGAACGCTGGGCGCGGGAACGCTGAGCAGCCCCAATGGCTGCGCCATAATCACCAAAATAAACATCAGCCATGCTCACACTAATACCCCTTCTGTTCCTTGGAAACATTGGGTTTCCCAGATGCGTCCTCAAGTGCGCCGATTCGGCGGTTCAACCTGCCGAGTTCCGCCTCAAGGGACGAGATAATCTGCTGAAGGGCATCCTTGTCGGTGCCAATCAAAACGGACTTCAGGGGGGTTGACCAGCCGTTCATAATTACCCGAAAATCTGGGAACCCAAAACAATTTGGTCATTGTCACCGCTGGTGGTCAACTGTGCCGCCACATTCGCGTTCAACTTGGAATAGGTAATAGCACCATCATCAATGTTGGTCCCAGCCGAAATGCCTTCCGCAAAGGTTTTAACCGCATTGAAATTAGCGTTCACCTCTGTGGCAACGGCAGGTGTGCCGTTGGTAAATGTATTAGGAATATTCAAAGTAGCCATCTGTTAGCCCTTCACTCGTCTTGCTTGATACTTGTAACCAATACTGTTCACACCCCACGACTGTGACGGTGGACCAATAAACTCCAATTGAATTGCGCGAGCCAACCCGAGGTTGCGCCCAGCGCGAATCGTAGAACTTGCCGCGCCACGCGACCAAGACTCACCCCAGTTGCCAGTACCCCAAACCAACCCAGTGGCGATGACAGATTGGGAAATGTCAAAAATCTTTGACTCGTTATTCACGCCCTCAACAAAATCTCGGTACACTTTGACCGTAATTGCCTGACTTGTTGCCGCCTCTTTGATAACAAAATCTGGACGACGAAACATTTTCTTCTGCATGTATGTCCCGCCATCAAACCAACGAGTCTTGTAGTACGACGAAAACGCCGCAGGCGTTCCAGTAATATTGTCCTGAGTCTCTGCGTACAAGTCAACCTTTAAAACATAACCTTCGGTTGGATGACACATCAGCCTGTAGTCGTTATCAGTTGAGTCAGTCCAGTTGCATCCACCAACCAAACCATAACCATCAGCAGTTTGAAACTGTGTATAAACGCCTCCACGAATAGAGGGGTCAAGAACAAAATTCACAGTCGGCTCAGTAACCGACGACTCTCTAGAAAACGGAGCAGAAATCCAAATGCGACGACCAACATACGAAACACTAAGTTTCTGGTGGACACTGGGATTAATGTAATTCAAATCCAAAGCAGGTTTCAGGTTGTCAAACAAATACTGTAATGACGAACCGTTATAGTAATACAAACCATTATTGTGGCTGTAGAAATACACACCATCTTCTGTCTGCGCAATCTGGTCGTGGCTAAAAACACCAACCTGAGTTGTCAGTTCAACCACTTGAAAGTTCGCACTGGAATAACCAAAGACTACATAAATGGAATTTTGCTTAAATACAACAAGTTGTCCACCAACGACAGCCATGCCACGAACACCAACACCGCCACCCTCAATATCAATGTAATCATCTTGGTCCCAGTTCTCTGGAACATTCTCCAACGACCAGCGAACACGGTTCGGATACTCTGTCCCCGCCTCATGGGTGTGAGCCGCAAACAACTTGTTTGCGTGAACAATCAAATGCTCTGCGCTGGGCATCTTGCGAGAACCATCCGCAGTAGCCTGCCACGCATTAGGGGAATCCCCACTAGCGGTTAACGGTGTTGCATAGGTGTCGCTGTATTTCCAGTAAAAACCACCGTTGCTAGTTTCCGCTCCAGCGGCAACATAAACAACATCACCCCACTGAACAATGCATGCGCCATATGCGCTATCCGAAACAACATCGGTTGGAGTGCCAGCGTTATTCCACTGAAGCGTAGTGAAGTTTCCACCAGTTGACTTTAAAACCTTGGAACCGTTTGCCAAAAGCACATATGGAGTAGATGCCTGATAGGCAAACAAACGATGTGGTTCCCAAGTACCAGCAACTTCAGTTGTGTTCAACCGCACCATTCCACCACGACTGAATACGCCACCACGCGGGTCAATCTCAACATTCAACATGTCGGGTGACTCAAAAGACGACAACTGGAACTGGTCGGCTCGGAAGTTCAAACCGCCAGTAAAGTCACTAATTTCGGTAATATTCAGACCAGCCATTACTGCCCCAAAGTTCTACCGAGACTCTGCAACCATCCTTGATAGGTTGGGCGACCAGCGGTACGCCCAGCGGACAAAACAACATGCGCATGATTCGCAGGCTTCAAAATTGCTTGACGCGCCAACGCAACACCCTCATCAAACGAACGCTTGTATGCATCAGCCATAACAGTGTCCTCCAGACGCTGATACACGCGGCTACACGCATAATACGCCAACGGATAATGCAAATTCGGTGACGCATCCACATAACCTTCGCTGGTTATCCAGTCAATCGGTTCGCGGTAAGCGCGAACCGTCAAAGTACGCACATTGTTCGGCTTCGGAAACAAATGAATCTTGCCTTCCCAAACCGCATAAAACAACGGGTCGCCACTGGTGTCATACGAACCCATATAGGTTCGCTCGCCTTCATCGTAACTAATGTAATCCAAACGGGTACCAGTGCCAGTCGGGTCAACAATAGAAATAACCTCGGCAATAGGGTCAGCCGTAAAAGCCGAAATAGTGTAAGCCCGCTGCTCGGCAACAGTATTGAAAGTAAAAGTCTTTTCTAGAAAAGTCCAACGGTCACCAGCATCCAAAATCCTGTAATAGCCGTCACGCAAATAGGCATTCAACAAAGAATCCGTCAGGTCGGTGCTGTCTAGGTCGGTAATGTCCCGAACAATTTGCCGCAAACCAGCAGCAGTCAGTTGATTATACGCCATCGTTGTCACCGCCCACAGTTTCCGCCTTAGCCGCCTTAGCCAAGGACTTCAGATGCCCAGCACAAAACAGTTGTCCCCGCACACGATTGGCGTTACAGGTGTCGTCATTGCCAGCGCACTTATCACCACGACCCACATAAGGTCCGCTGGGAGGCGCAATACGGGCATTGGCTACGGCATTAAGCCTGTAGCCGTTAACTTGGACACCATACAGTGTGTGTGCGGGGACATGGTTCTTAGTCATCACTAATACGGGTTTGGTTCCCCAAACCCGCTAATTATCCGCGTTTCCCAATTATAGAGAAAATGTAAGCGTCCAGCAAAGCATCCCCAGTCGTCTTGGTGGACGGGACCGTCCGTGACCCAACCTCAAGCCGAGGATTACGATTACCTGTCCTCAGCGTACTGGCAATGGACTTCAGCGTTTTCCCAAACTTTCCTGCTGTCCCCAACGGGGACACCGACAACAAAGCCCAGAGGGCGTTGACAGGAGACTGATTCTTCTCAGCCAAATACGCATCCTTAACACCAAACAGGTCGGCAACATTGCTGCGGGCTACGCCCTCACCAGCCAGAGACATTTGCTGCAAAAGTTTTCGTGCCTGAGGACCAAGCCCAGCCGCACCAAACTGCTGAGCAACGCCACCCTGAACACCACCCATAGGTGCCTCAACCTTTGGAATTTCCTTAAACAGTTTTTCGGATTCCTCGCCAACAAGCAGTTTGGCAATGTCGTCCAGACTAAAGCCCTGCTTCTTGGATTTAGGTTGACGCTTCGCCATAATCAGCGAGTCTTGCCCCGACCCTTACCCTTCTTGGCATTCTTCAAAGCCTGCTGAGCAACTTCACGCGCAGACATCTGCTTCTTCTGGCGAGAAACAACATTCTGCGGTGCATTCTTCCCACCCTGCTGACGCAACTGCTCGCGGCGCAAACGACGCTCACCAGCCGACATCAACGAATCATCCATATTCGCCTGCTGACGCTTACCAACATTCGGCATGCGCTCCTCCATGCCACGCAACTTAGAAGCAAGCATCTTCTTGCGGGCACCAGTCGCTTTCTCCCACTCCTTCTTGGTGTAGTCATAAGCGGCAATCTTGGAGTTCCACTCCTTAATGAGTTGCTCCTTGCCCTTAAACTTGGTTAACTGCTGGTCTGCCTCACGAGCAATACGCTGACGAAGTTCATTCGCCAACTTGTCATCACCAGTCTTAACAGCCTTGCTCAGCAACTTGCCCAAATCATCAATGTACCCCTTGGGACGACGACCCATAGCCATCAGAACATCCCCTTACTGTTACGCATAACATAATCCTTATAGTCCTTGGTCAAGCGTCCACCCTTACCGTAAACCTTGCCAGCGTACTTCGGGTCAACAACATCATTAACAGCCTTGGATACACGCTTCTGGACTTGCTTGCCAACAGCCTTGCCGAGTGCCTTGCCAATGTCATCCTGAAGGGATGACGGATGTCCCATGCGGGCTTCAATCGCTCGCTTCTTAGATGCCATGATTAGTACCCCATCTTCTTCTTGACTGCCTTCTTGGCAACCTTCTTCTTTGGAAAATTGCTAGTTGTTCTACCAGCCTTCGGCTTAGCGTCAGCGTGGCTGGCAAGAATGCGGTACTTCTGCGGCATAATCAACTCCTATAAATGGAAATGGTGGGGGGCTTCAACCCCCCACCATTCACCAGTTTGTTCCCTAGACCTTAGGCGGTCTTGGCGGTCAACTTACCCTGCTTGGCAGCGTTGCGGCAGGTGAGGTTACCGTAGCACATGATGAGCGCGTAGCGAGCATCAAGGTTCTCAGGACGGACAAATTCCGTCTGCGAGAACCACTTGCCCGAGTGACCCACCAGCGTGAGGTACTTGCTGTTGAGGAAGTAAACCACACCAGCGGTGCAATGCTCGTCGTAAACCACGGGAGCAGCCTTGAACAGCAGGTTCTGGAAACCAGCATCTGCGGTACGGGTGTCCGTGTAACGAAGTTGCGGCTGGAGCAGTGCCTCGTACTTCTCAAACAGAGTCTGAGTCGTCAACACCATGTCTGGGTGGTCGTTACCAACCGACACGCTGTTGTAGGCGGTGGACATCTGCGCGAGGGTCAAAGCACCAGCGGTGTTCTCCTCATACGAACGCCAGTATTCGTTGCCTGCCGTTGCGCGGTTAATTCCACCAACCGTGCCCGAAGCCTCAACGATATTGCCAAGACCGTTCCAGTCCTTGCCGCTGTTGCCAGTGCCGTCTGCGAAGAACATCTGGTTGAAGCCTTCACGCATGGACTCTTCAGCCTGCATAATCTTGGCTTCAAGCAGGTTAATGATTTCCTGCTCGCCGTTGTTCTTGGCTTCTTCAATGCCCGAGATGGCGATGGATGCAGCGTACTGCTTCCAATCGTACTCGGCAGCCGTAAGACCAGTCTGCGCCGTCAGCGAGATGGTGTCGTAGCCACTGTACGAAGCAACCGTGCTGTTCTGACCGTAGATGAGCGGCTCAACAATCTTGGTGCCACCGTTCAGCATGCGGATGCGACCCTTATCCATGAGGAAATAGGTCAACGGACGCGCCGTGAAGATGTTGTCCGTGAGTTGGTCACGGTAGTTAGCGAGCGTTGTTGAAAGCAACGCATCAAAGTTCGGGTTTGACATTTCTTTCTCCTAAAATTAGAGATGGATTATGGGATGTTCATTTGCCGCTTGGCAGCCGCCCACGCCTCAGATACCGACCTGATGGGTTCAAACGATTCGCTAGTAGTGGATGCCGTAGCGGATGCTCCGCCCGACACCACAGCCGCCTGACGCTTCGCATCAACCACAGCCTGTTCGGCTTGTGCTTTCTGCTCAGCAACCTGACGCTCAGCATTCTGTCTAGAAACCATACGGTCAAAAGCAATCTGCTTGTAAGTGCCTTCCAAGTCGGTGCTACCAGTCCGCAAAGCGGCGGTGACAACTTCCTGAACATTAAAGTCCTGATACTTGGCTTGCAGTCTGGCGACCTCTGCTTCTACCTGCTGTTTAGACTGGTATTCTTCAAAGGAAGCAATCCTGTTATCAAGTTCACGATAACGAGCCTCAACTGGGTCCAAATCCTCAAAGGATTCACCGTTGTCAACCATGTCTGTCACAGCCTGACGGCTAAGACCATAATGGCGGGACAACATATCAATCGTCGCGGCAGGGTCACGCTGCAAAGCCGCCTCAAGGGCGGTAGCGAACTCAAACTGTTGACGCTGTTGCGACAATTCTTGAGTCTTGCGAGTGTAATCCGCTTGACGCTGATAACCAGCGATAGCCTCACTAAGCGGAACCTGAAGTTCCTCACCATCTAGTTTTACTGGAACTCGGTAATCCGAGTATTCCTCAACACTAAGAACGGGTGTATCTGGGGCTTCTGAAACGCTTTCCGAAACGGGTGACCCTGCGGGTTCCACGGACGGCGTGTTTACGACTTCATCAGTCATTATGTTTATTTCTCCTAGAGTCCTATAATGGTTGCTCTACTATTGGATACGGCTGTTCCCTATTGGGGTGGCAACATCCCCTGTTGACCCAACAAAGCCTGAATTTCAGCGGGGTCACCCGTCAAAGGACCAGTTGGCTGAATCGCGCCAGCCTGCTGAGGATTCGGCATTTGTGGTTCTGTAGGCGGCATGCCAGCAGGCGCCTGCATCTGCGGCTGAGCCATAAACTCATCAGGGTTCTTCACACCGAAACCCTGCTGAAGAACATAAGCCGCCAACTTGGTCATGTCAACGACACCAGCACCAGCGAACGGTGCCATCGCATCCACAATCTGAAGTGCCATCTGGCGACGGAACGACTCGTTCTTCGGCTGGGTAGAACCAGCCGCAACCTCAAAGTCAAAATCGCCAGCCAAATAATCGCGGTCATACTGAATCCAAATTGGTTCGCCATCCTTACCAGCGATGCGAGCAACCTGTTCACCAGTCATAAACTGCCGAGCCAAAGCAACCATACGGCGACCAATCTCCGCAATAGACTGCTCAACAACAGCCAACTTGTCAGCCGTCCTAGCGTTAACAGCGTCTTGCGTCAATGCCGCCTCGGTTGCGGTACGCCGAATCTCGGCAGTACCGCCACGCTGAATTTCAGACACACCAGAAACACGGTCAATGTCACCAATAATCAAACTGGTCTGGTCATAAAACTCGGGCGGGTTGATAACCGCGGGCATTGGGGCGATGACAGAACCGAGGGGTTCGTCGCTGGTAACAGGAACCATCACATTATCGTCATCGGACTCCAAGGCGTTGCGACCATACTGGTCAAACGCCGACTCCTTATACAGATACTTGCGGGCGTAACGCTTACGATGATTCATCATCTGAGTGCGTGTCTCGTTCAGTTCCTTCTG